AGAAGATATTGTGCGGTCGGCCTGTTCGGGTATTCTCCTAAAACCATACACTATGATTGTCTATGAGAGTACAGCGAATGGTACAGGAAATTTCTTTCACAGGGAATATACCGCAGCAAAGAAAGGGGATTCCCAGTTCGAAGCCATGTTCGTATCATGGTTCGACATAGAACAATACACGCTAGCTTTCAATTCGGATAAAGAAAAACAAGGTTTTGCAGAATGGCTCTATAAAAACCGTAACAATGAAAATACTAGTTCCGAACGTGAAGAATGCGGTAAGTATCTTTGGTGGTTATGGGAGAAAGGGGCTACGCTCGAAGCTATCAACTGGTATATAGCCGAACGTAGGAAGTATAATGACCATGGACAAATGGCTGCCGAATTTCCGTCCGACGATATTGAAGCCTTTGTTCATTCAGGAGCGCGTGTGTTTGACAAATACAAGGTGGACGCAATGCGTGGTACCTGCAAGAAGCCTAAATATGTCGGCGAAGTCTACGCCGATGCAGACGAAGGCAAGAACGCTTTGCAGAACTTGCGTTTTGTGGAAGACAAACAGGGGTTGTTACATATTTGGGAACTGCCTGAAATAGATGAAAAGGAAGTTGTCACAGACCGCTACCTCACTGTTGTCGATGTGGGAGGCCGTTCCAATAAAGCCGACTTCTCTGTCATTGTCGTGTTCGATCGTCTATTCATGATTGATGGCGACAGGCCAGTCGTGGTTGCCCAATGGTATGGACATTGCGACATCGACCAGCTTGCGTGGAAAGCGGCACAAATAGCAGCGTTTTATGACAATTCGCTTTTGGTGATAGAAAGCAACACGTTGGAAACTCATGATAAGGAGCGGCAAGTGGATGGTGACCAATCCGGATTTATTCTTAACCAAATAAAGGATATATATCCCAACCTGTATGCACGCAAACAATCAGAAGAAGATGTACGCGAGGGATTACCTACAAAATACGGTTTTCATACCAACATTTCCACTAAACCGATGATTATATCAACATTAGTCAAAGTTATTCGTGAAAACCTGTACACAGAACGTGATGAACGTTGTTTGGATGAATATCTGTGTTATGAGAAAAAGCCGAACGGCGCTTTTGGCGCAATTACCGGTAAGCATGATGACTTATTAATGACAAGGGCTATCGGACTGCATATCTGCTTCTTTGAAATGGATACTCCCAAAATTGTACCTCGTGTTGGCCGATTTACTGTTAAAAGAAGAAAGAAAGCTGTTTCGGCAGCAACAATATAAAATTAAACATTTAATTTAATAAACTAATAAACAATGAACATTATCAGAAAATTACGTGCATCAATCCGTTTAAATGAAGCGGTAGTGAAAGCAGACAAAGCACATGAGGAAACAGGTGAACGTTATTACGTTATGCCCAATGGAAAGAGTGGTAAACTCATCATTATGGATAGATTCAACTTCCGCAAACTGAAACAGAAAGGTTATTTATCTCGTTCAACATTCGTGAATGATTTGGAGCGTGAGTGTTTCTATTGTACTCCTTATAAAAATGGAAGCGGCGCATTACCTGAATTAATTGTGAAACTCAAGCGCAAAGAATATTTCACTTACCTTGATTCACTCAAAAAAAGAAAAAAGTAATGGGAAGTAGATATGATGCAAAACAGGGGATAGACGGCATTGTCACACTTACTAATGACCCTCTAGCTATTGACAATATCCGAAAAATAAAAGCTGGCGACCGAGTTGTGTGTAATGACGATGGAAATTCAGGAACAGTATTAGCAGTAGACGATGATAATTACGGTTGTACAGTACTATTCGATGATACATTAGAAACATGGATAGAATGCGACCAATTGTCCAAAGAGTAATTTTCTAAACGGCGAATAGAGCGGGGTTCTATTCGCCGTTTAGAATTTAGCCTTGCATTGCCCCATGCAACTGATTTACAGCTTCCATATTTGCATTTTGTTGCGCTTGTTGGAGTAATTGAGGTGAAAGCCCGTCAGGAACTCTCCCCTGTGCGAGTTGTTCCTTTTGGCTCTTGATACTCTGTAATAGTTCATCGGCAAACGGGAAATCTCCATGTTCAAGCAACTGCTCTACGCTGATCGCTTGGGACTGGTACAACTGCATTAGCATATCATTAGCAAGATGCCTGTATGCCGGTGTTGAAGTACTTTCAGTAATGCTTAAGTCAAATTCTACATCCCGGATTTTCTTCGGGTCATATTCAATTTGTGCACCACTCCTACCAGCAATATTGAACACACGTTTCGTATCATAAAACTGCTGCATGTTCTTCACATCTTTGTATGCCCCGTCCACAACAAAGCAACTAAAACACTCAAGCAAATCTAGTAGTGATTTTGTAGCATTCTCTGTCTGTTGATTGTAATGTGATGCACTTTCCCCCGAATATCCCGGCTTTCCCTGCAATGCACCAGTTACCCCCGAAATATCCTCAAAGAATTTCAATTGCATATTCAGTAGTTCGGCAATACCTATGTTCGTGGAGTTGTTGGCTACCTGTTCCGGTACCTTGCCACTTTTGCTTGGTCTGTACACAATGACACCATTGAACTCCGTCCAGCTCTCTGCAATATCGTCAATGCTCACACCATCAGGCAAAGAATCTTCCGGCATCATCAATACACCTTTTGCGCTTGCCCTCATAATCCAGTCATAAAGCGTTATCAATCGATTGGTGTATCGTTGCTGGTCTATCACATCCGCCACGAATGAGTGTATTTCACCATCAATAAACGGATAAGCTTTGAAAACGTATGGATGACTGCCATGTTCGTAGGGCGTCTCCCCTTCCCTCAATATATCACCGAATGGAGATAGATAATAGAAATACCAGTAATCATCTACAAACCAAGTAGCTTTTATCAACGGTACTTCTTCTTCAGGCATACCCACCTCCTTGGCCATACGCATACGTTCTTCGTTTTCGGCAAGTACTACTTGTGCATAATCTTCCTCATCTATCTTGAAAATGTCACCATTTTGGTAATCATGA